CTTGATGTAGGACTCCAGCATGTCGGTCATCACCTCGGCGCTCTGTCCCTCGTCATACTCCCGGAAAGTGTCTATCAGCTCGATGGCGTCGTAATCCTCATGGAAGGTCTGTGCCAGCACGGCATACGACGGCGGTGCCTTGTATGTCCTGAAATGCGCGGCTATCGCCTCCTGTACCCGCTGGAACGAACGGTCCGGCAGGTATTCCTTGCGCATATGCCTGGCAAGGACGGCACACAACGGCTCCTGCCTGAGCGCCGTGGCATAGAGTTCATACAGGAACTCGGCACTGAGCGGATTGACGGCGCTCATGGCTTCGCCTCCTTTTTCCGCCACGCCTCACAGCGGATACGGTACAGTTCCGGATAGCGCGCCTGTGTCCTTCTGCGGCACGGCTCCGCTTTCGCACATTTTGAGCATGACGGGGAGAAAGGCGTCCACATCAGCGTGGAGAGCGCGCAGACGAGATATCCCGCCTCGGTGGAAAGCAGGCGCCGCTTGGTCGTCTCCTCGTATTCCGGATAGATGAACCGTTCGAACGGATGCCGGCTGCGGTCCTCGACGAGTGCAGTGATCCCGGCACGCGACAGGGAGAAGCTTTTCAGCCACCTGTCTTCATGGCTGCGACGCTGTCTGTCCGAGTGCAGGTAACGTTCCACCGCCCGCTTCCCGAACGAGTGCGTGACATCCCACCGGAAACGGTAGTCCGCGGTGAAACCGGAGATGGCGAATACCTGACAGATGCAGAAGTCCGCCAGACGTTCCGCACTGACGGGAGCCAGCGTGTCGAAGCAGGCATCCAGCACCCTTCCCGCGCGGCCGCCCGCAGGGAAGATGAAATCCTTCCACAGCGTCATACACACGAGGCGGGTGAAGAGCCTCCGGCTGTTATTTCTCCACTCGTCTCTCTCCATTGCGGGTCAAAAGGTTGCGCAGCTGTGACTTCGCCAGAAACAGACGGCTCTTGACCGTCTCGATATTCCGGGTCTGGAGCGTCCCGTTCCGATAGGTAATCTCCATGATTTCGCCTATCTTGTATCCTGCCTGTTGCAGCAGGAACGCTTCCCTGTAAATCGGTTTGAGCCGGTCCAATGCCCAAAGGATATCGTCATTGTAGAACTCCCGGTAGTTGTCCATGCCCATGCAGTTCTCCGTCGGCTCGTCCTCGGCGAGCAGTGTCGAGCGCAGCTCCCCGATCTGCGCATTGTCATCCGCCGGTGTCCGGCTGCGGTTCCGGGTGTTCAGGTCGGCGACAAGACGCTTCGTGACGGCATAGATCCACGTTTTCACGGGACGTGCCGGGTCGTACGAGTCCATGTACTTGAAGAAATTCGCAAGGGCCTCTATGTAGTTGTCCTCAATATCCTCCTGATTGAAGGTATATTTGATGCAAATGCTGTATATCAGATTTTTATGGGGCATGACATACTTCCGTAGAAGTGCTGCCCTCCGTCTTGCGGATTCATCCCCTGCGGATGGATTCGCTGTAAATACATCTTTCTTTTCCACACTTTCACTGACTGAAAAGAAGTTGATAGCTAATCTCTTGTCCCAATCTGTCAGCTTCGGTGAGCGTCAATTAAAGGGCGGGCGGCAGCCTCACCGCCGCCCGAATCTCAAAAACTTGTCATCTTACAATCTGTGTCTGCGTATGTAGTAATAGAACAGGTGGCAGGCATCGGCGGCGTTGTCGTCCACCGGCACGATGCCGTATTTGCTCTTGCATGCAGCGATCATCTGCGCCTTGGTGGCGTGTCCGTCTCCCGTCGCCCATTTTTTGAGTGTGGCGGGATTGACGAACTCCGGTTCGGGAAGGTCCAGCTCGTCGCAGACTTCGAGTAAAATTCCCCGCAGTTCCGCCAAACGGCGCATGTCGTAGAAGTGGCGGTTCATCGACACGTCCTCGGCCGCGACCTGCCGGATACCGTAACGGCGCATATAAGCGAGGAGCATCGTGCGGAACGTGCCGTGCATCTTGTTGCCGTTGCGGCGTTTCGACTCCGTGAAATTCCATACGCCGGCCTCGTGCAGCGAGAAGTAGCCGGTGTGCGTGGCGATGTCCAACGCCAGCACCTGCTCCCTTGTCAGGAGGCTATTCCCCGATTCGAGATTCTCCATTTTCCTTGACGATTACCAGTTTATGGGGATAACCCTCCGCGACGTTCCCGTGCGATACCACCAGTACGGTCCCGCCGAGGGCGTTCAACGCCTCGAACATGGATGCCAGTCCCGCTTCATCCACCGCTTCCAGTATCTCGTCGAGAACGAGCAGGTCCAGCCCTTTTTCATCGTCGCAGTTGGCGTTGACGAGTTTCTGCATGGCAAGGATTGTCGCCAGATTCACACGGGCGGCTTCGCCTGCCGAGAACTTGCCGAACGAGCCGCAATCCACGCCGTCACGCAACAGCGAGATGGAGATTTTCTCGCGCACCTTGCCGCTTTTGAGCACCGTATAACCATCGAAACGGATGCGGATGTCGCTGCCGATACCGACGAGGAACTCGTTGGTGATGCGGCTGAGGGCCTCGATTTTCGTGTTGGCCAAGTAGGTCTTGAACTGCATGAAACGCTCCCGCTGTATTTCCAATGCCCGCACTTTGTCGTCCACGTCGAACTTGCGTCTGGCAGTCTCCATCGAGCGTTGCTTTTCCTGTTTCAGCGTGGCGCGGAGCGACTGGGTCAGGTCGGTTGCGGCGGCTTCGTTTACCTCGCGGATAGTCTCTTTCAGGGTGTCTACGGCACACTCCGCCGAACGGATGTCCTCCTCGGCCTTGCGTTTCTCCCGACCGAGTGCGGCACTCCGCTCGTCTATGAAGCCGAACACTTCGTCGAATACCTTGCGGCGGATGCCGTCGATCTCCTCCTGCATGGCGGCAATCCCTGCTTGGGTGCGTTTGCGGTTATGCTCCGCGTCTTCGACGCTGCTCGTGGCACTGTGCACGGCACGCTCGTGTTCCGACAGCTTTTGTTCCCAATTCCGGTGCTCGTTCTCCATGTTGCGGCGTTCGGTACGGATACGGTTCTGCTGCATCTCTACCTCTTCGGATTGTTTCTCTCCGGTCTCTATGCGACCGTTCAACTCTCCGAGTTGTTGCTGGCGAAGACGTAGCTCTTTTGTGCCCGCCTTGATGTCGAATCCGGGATGAGTTACCAAAAACTCGTGCCCGCAGGCAGGACAGGTAATCGAACCGGCCAGTTTGTTGGACAGTTCATCGATACCGGCCGAGACGGTACGGCGCTTGCGACGCAGCTCGTCCAAACGACCGGCAAGGTCGCGCAACTGTTTGTCTATTTCCAGTAACCGCGACTGATAGCCTGCCGTCTGTTCTTCGTACTGCGAACAGAAATCGGCGTAATCCTTTTTGAACTGTTCCCACGCCGCCTGCTTCTGTGCCAGCGTCCCTTCGGCGTGCTTGACCGCAGCATCGAGGTTGACAAGAGAGGCACGGGCGATTTCCATATCCTCCTTTTTGAGCCGGAGGGTACGGTTCCAGTCCGTGCGCCGTGCGTTCGGGAAGAGCGGCATAAACGCTTCGATGGCGTTCAGGCACTCTTCCAACGAGGTGTCCGAAGATTCCAGCTCCTGCAACGCTTCGTCCGCCTGCCGGACTTTCTCCATCATCCCGTCGGTTTCGTCCGCCGACGCTTTCCGGACACGTATCTGTTCCCGCTTGGCGGCGATGGACGCTTCGAGCTCCGCAATGCGGGTCGCACGGGTACGCCCGCGCTCTTCGCCCGCCACCGTCTCGCGGTCGATCTGTTCCTGCAACATCTCGATACGGCCGTCGATGCCGGCCAGTTCGAGGTTTATCCGCTGCTGCTCGCTGCCGAGCGGCTCGATGTCCTCCTCGACACGGGCGATGGCTTCGTCCACGAGAATGCCGTTCGAGAAGCGGTTGATAATTTCCTTTTTCTCCTTGTCCGAGGAGGACAGAAAGTCCTCGTAACGGTATTTCGAGAGGATAAAGTTGTTCAGCAACTCGTCGCGTGTGATACCCAATTTGTCGAGGATGTAACGGTTATAGGCATCGACCGAAGGCTGCACGGCCTCGTCCGTCTCCACTTTCATGCCGCCTCGCCGGAGCGTGCAGGCAACCGTCGATGTCCCTTTGCGGGGAATGCAGCGTGCAACGATGAGTTCCTCATTGGAAGCATCGTTTGTCAGATGCAGGTTGATACGGCACTCCTCGGCAGCATCGTTGATAATCTCCTCGGAGCGTATCTTGCGCAGCGGACTGCCCGTGATACCGATGGCGATGCACTCCAAAAGGGCGGATTTCCCGGCACCGTTCGACTGCTGCGAGTCGTTGTCACGGTTGTCGCCGAATATCAACGTCGTAACGCCTTGCTGCAAGGAGTACGACAGGCGGCGGAAAGCACACAGGTTTTCCGCCTCTATGGTTTTCAGTTTCCACATGGTCTGTTCTCGATTTTAGATAAGTATTCCAGTCCGACGGCGACATCCTCGATCTGCTTTTCGCGGCAGAACTCCTCGTAGGTCTCGCGGATGCGACGGCTGTCGAATTTCTCGAAGAGCGACGAGGACGAGGCTTCGAGCATCTCTTCATCATCGGCGATAAGCTCTACTTTTGCGGCACCGGCTTCCAAGAGCGCAGCCTTATTCACGGACTTCATGGCCGCCTGCGGGGCATGGACCCGCACCTTGACCTTATAACGGCCGTCGGCATCGATCTCCCTGAGTGCGTCCATGAGGTGCAGACCCGTCCGCTCGGCCGACACGTCCAGCACCTTGTAGCGCGTGTTCACCTTGTTTTTGATGAACTCGTGCGTGCCGTCGGTGTAGATGACCGTGTAGCCCTTCTCCTCGTCTTCGCCGAAGTTGTGCTGACGGCTCGACCCGATGTACTCGATTCGGGTTTTCGGGATGATGCACCGGTTGTGGTAGTGTCCGACGAATACCTTGTCGAAAGCCTCGAAGATACGGGCAGGCAGTTCCTTTTCGGAGGGCTGGGACAGTGCCCCGTTGATTCCCTCATGGATATAGAGGAAGTTGAGCCGCTTCGGATCGAGGGCTTCTTCTTTGAGACGTTCGAGGCGTGTGCAGAACGAACCGTCTTCCGGGAAGTAGCCCATCAAATGCAGCACGAACCGGCAGTCATCACCCATAGGTAAGGATACATAATCGTCGCACACCAGCACGTTGGGATGCCGGTCGAAGATGTGGCAATAGCCCCTTACGGACTCCTGATTGACTTTGTCGTGGTTGCCTTCGGCAAGGGTGACATGTATGCCGTGCTCGGCGGCGGTAAGCAGGGCGTCGTGCACGGCCAGCAGTACGTCGAGGGTCTGGGCGGCACGCGAGAAGAAGAGGTCGCCGCCGAGGGCGATCTCCCGGATATCCATCTCCCGGCAGATGTCGAGGGCCTCCTGCCAGTTGGCCGTAAATGCGGGGATATTGTCTTTCGACACATGGATATCGTTCAATAAAAGCAGGCAGGGATAACTCTCTTTCATAAGCATATCGGGATAATGACGGGAGGTGCGATGCCTCCCGTCGGATTACTTGCTCTGGTTTGCTTATGAAAGGTTATCTGCGACGTCGGGGACGCTCCGTGCGCTCCTCCGGTTGCGGTTCGTCTTCCTGCGGCGTATCGTCCCCTTCGGACGTCTCTTCGCCCTTGTTATCCGGTTCCGGACCCATGATCTCGTCATAAATCATGTCCAGCAGTTCGCCGTTGGACGTCGAACGCGTGACGTGGACGGAAAGACCCTCCTGCTCGATGAAGGCGCGGATCAGCGAGCGCAGCTCCTGTCCCTCCTCGGTGCGGTCCGAGAGCGACTGGCTGCGCAGTTCCTCGTAACGGTCGCTCAGGTCGTCGTAGGAGATGCGTCCGCTGCCGTTCTGTCCGTTCTCCCGGCTGTCTTTCGTGCGGCGGTCGAACGAGAATGCCGAGGTATCCTCCTTGGGCAGTTCCCCCTCGAGCGTGTCGATGACCGCCTTCATGTCGTCCGTCTCCATGAGCGACATGCCGTAAAGTGCGTCGCACTGTTTGAGAAACTCGACGGTAGCCCCCAGATGGTAACGGGTGTAACGGTAGATGATGTCGGGAATACGAGGGGCACCCATCAATGCCGTCAGCTCCTCACGGGTGAGTGATACGGGGTCCGACTCGTTGTCGATGGAGATGACATACTCGGTCTTCGAGCCGTTCTTGCGCTTCTCGATCTCCACCGGGTAGGCGTCGCGCACCGAGGAGATCGGACACGGGTATGCCGGGTTCTTCTGCAGTTTCTTCTGCCACAGCTTGAACTTGCGTTCGTCCAGGTCCTTGAACTGCGCATGTGAGAGGGTCATCATCTGGATGCCCTTGCCGCGCTCGTTCAGGTCGAAGATATAGAGGCAATGCCCGTAGCTGTATTTCAGCCCGCCGCCGAACGAGCCGCCGTCGATCTTCTCCGCCAGCTTGTCGTCGCCCTGCTCCTTGGCCTGTGCCACAGCCAGACGGCGGTAGGTCTCGATGGGGTCCACCGAATAGCCGGCATCCGTGGCACGGGTGACCGTGACATACATTTTCTGGGCTTTGTTTCCCGTCGTGGGCTTCTCCAATTCCAACAGCAGCTGGTGCACGGGGAACTCGTAGCCCGGACGTGAGGCCGTACCGTCCGCGTTGGGTGCCAGGGGCAATACCCGCAGCCTGTACACACCCAGCTTGTCCATCCTGAAAAACTCCGTGCGGGCGAACGCCCGGTTCTCCTCCTGCGCACGTTGCTGTGCCGCCTCGTAGGACTCCTGAATCCCGAGGAACATCTCTTCGACAGACCTGCCTTCCATGCCGCCCGTCTTTTCCAAATCTTCTTGCATCGTAACTTGATAGTTTATGGATTAAAAATGCCCGAAGGGGACGACACGGACATGCCGTATCATCCGAAACTGGATGCAGGGCGGACGGGTTCGGTTGCACCGTCCGTTTCAGTTGACAAGATTGGGAGATGAGTCTCGCTGACCGTATCCCTTGGGCGGGATACTCATTTGACAATATACGAGGGTCTTGGAACGACCGGATACAAAAATAGACAAACAATCTCTAAGAGCCATAGATGTAATTAGATGTTTTGCAGATTATTTATTGTCAATGCGTTACAATTTCTTTTTAATAACGGCTTTCATCTCTTGCAGCAGTATTCCGCCGTCCAGGCGCTCCTTGTTGCGCTTTTCGAGCTGTACCCGGTTCTGCCGGATGAAGGCTTCCGTCTTACGGCGGCGGATACTTTCGTAGTAGGTCTTTCGTTCGGGTGTGAGCCGCTTTCCCCGACGGCAGCAGAGCCCGTCCCTGCTATATTCCTCCAGATAGCGGCGGAACTTGGGCTTGCGGTACGAGGGGTCTTTCGAGGCTCGCGCCACGGCGTCGACCACCCGCCAGTCCGGTTCGAACGGCTGCTGCCCGGAGCAGAGCCGCCGCAGGAGGTAGTAGACCACCGGCATCTCGTAACGGAGCATGAAGCCCAGACGCGTCTCATCGAACGGGAACCGTTTAAGGGTTCCCTTCGGTCTTCCGTCTTCGCGCTTTCGGGGCGACGTCGGCTTTGCCGTCTTCGGCCGTCCCGGATTCCTTTTCCTGTCTTTCATCTTGCTCGGGAAGGATTACGGGTTGCACTGCTGCGGGAATACGTCTCTCCGCAATCTTCCGGCGACTCGCGATGTCGCCGCTTACGTTGATTCTCTTTTTCATCATACAAAATAGGTAAAATTGAGTTCCACATTCACGTTGTACATGCCGCTCTCGTAAAGTTGAATCTTGCGGCTGCCGCCGTATATCGTGAACGTCGTACCCCTGTTATACTTATGGTCGTCGTTCCAGTTGGCAGCCGCGCAGCGCACGCTGTATTTGGGCGGTTGGACCTTGTTGGGAAGGACCGCCACGACGCCGCCCCAGTTGCCCCCGTCCCGGAATGCCGTATTGACATATCCTTGAATGGAGACGATGTTGCCGATCTGACGGACAAAGAGCCCCCGGGAGTCGGTTCCCGAGCCGCTGTTTTCCATCTGCAGCCAGCCGGTATCCGTGAGTACGGGCTGGTAGTCCGTGGCGAAGGCGGCCCCGAGCGTGCGGCACACCTGACGCTGCGCCTCGGTGCTGCTCAATACGAGATCCGCCAGCTTGGCATCTTTACGCAGATAGTCGCGCACCACCTCGTCTTTGGAGAGCAGGTTCAGTTTTTCGCGCAACAGTTGCTGAGCTTGCGCCGTTGTCTTGCCTTGCGACACGAGGTAGGTAATGTAGTCCTGGAAGAGGCTTTCGACCTTGGCGAAGCGTCCGTCCGCCACGCTCTTCGTATAGAGGTTCAGGTTCGCGGCGACGGTATCCTGCTCCGAAGAGTTGTAACCGGTCATCAGACGCTCGGCTTTCAGTTTGAGCTGTTTGGCAACCTCCGAGGTCATGACGTATCCCTCGGCCTGCGCATGCGATTTGCCGTCATCGTCCATATATGCGAAAGAGCCTGTTCGGATATTCAGGAGCTTGTCCCGAAGTTCCGCAGTGAAAGTGACGCCTTGATAGGCGGATTCTGTCGAGAGCTTGCCGGCAAGCAGATCATCTATTTCCGTTATGGAGTAAACCCCGAGGTTCTTGCGGGCCTTACCTTTGTCCTGCACATCAGAGAGGTTGGAGGCTTTGGCGAGTTTCAGTTCTCCCGTGCCATATTTTTCCGCGTCGAGCGTCTCCCGGACGGCAGCCTGCTTCTCGGCTTTCAATGCCATTACCTGCTCTGCCGTGAGGCTGTTTACCTCGTCGGGTGAGAGTCGCACCAGTTCCTGCAATCCCTCTGTGATTTTCAGAAAGACCTCCCCGGCTTCCGATTTGGAATAGATATCAAGATTCTGGCGGGCTGCCGCCTTGTCCATCACATCGATCAGGTTCCCGTCAGCCGAGAGTTTCATCTTCAAGGCTTCGGCGACGGCCGCCGAGGTGACATAGCCCGTGCCGCCCTCCGTGAGCGAACCCGTCGTTATGGCATCGAGTTTCTTTTTGTACTCGGAGGTGAAGTCTTCCGTGGAGAGTTGCTTGCCCGCGACCTTGTCCACCTTGCCTTTCATTCCCTCGGCATAGGTCACGGCATTGACATAGGTTTCAGCAATGGATTTGCCGTTGACCTTCAATGTCCCGACGACATCGACGCTTCCCGACGGTAAGAGGACAATGTCTCCGAGCGTGTTGCGCACGACAAAGCGGAAGCCGTCGGTCATATCGAAGCCGGTGGCAGCGATGGCTGCACCCGCGCTGTCCCGCCACGAGAGGAGATTGGTCAGCTTCGGGTCTTCTTTTGTGTAAGCGGTATTGCACAGATCGATGCCGCGACCGGCACTGCGCACCGAGAGCAACCCGCCGACTTCCACCGCAGCACTTTTGCCAATAACTTTCAAAATAGGGACACCGCACGCCTTGCCGTCGTAAACGGCGAAGTCCCGGTACTTGGTCGTGCTGCCGTTCAGTCCGTAGAAGTTGATACGCACACAACCGTCGTCGGTGGCATCCGACGTATTGAAAAGGTCGTTTCCCTGAATCCGCAAGGCTCCGATACGTGCCGTGTCGCTGAGTGATGTCCCGTATGAAATGCCGTTCTCCGTGATGCGTGCCAGCTCCTTGCCCTGCTTCATAAAGCGGAAGGTACCGTCCGTGTGAATGACGATCTCATTCACGAGCAACCCGCTGAGGTAGGCTCCGAGCGAGGCGTTACCGTCCGCCCTGACAATGCCTTTGAGCATATAGCCGTTCTCCCCGGCAACGGATACCGCCGTCTTGGAGCATATCTCCTTTTGTCCGGTGAAGGTCCCGGCCAGCACAAGGTCCTTCTTCACGGTCTGACGCGCGAACGGCGTGTCGAGCAGCACGGCATAGCGCCCGAAGAACTTGTCGATGAAGCGCGGGGCATACTCCTCCGTAATCTCTACAAAGGCGGGAATCCTCCCCGTGACGGCATCCGTCGTATCGGGAATGCTCCTGCCTCCCGTACAGAGGTAACAGGTGCGACCCCGCTTGTTCACTTCATTAGCATAGACTACCGATTCGTGGCTGTTGACTTCATATATGTAATAAGGATAGACGGCATCCGCAACCCCTTCGAAGCGGCGCACTTTGCCGCCTAACCAGACGTAGCCGGATGAGATCCTTGCCCCATGCGTCTCGCAGCCGGAGATGATGAAGTCCGAGCAGCCGTCGAAGATGGCACTCAGGCTCAGGGTAAGCTCCTGCAAGTTCAGGATGTCGTCCGAATAGGTATAACGTCCGCCGGTTTCGGCTACATATTCTTTCATCTTATTCTATGCATTGTGATTGGGTTCATATTCTTCACTATCGATTTTTATCAGATAGGTCTTGCCTGCAATCTTATAACGGTTCACCACGTACGACAGCATGTAGACGAACTCCCTCGCGGGTATCGCGACCGGCGGCACGCAGACCATGAAACTGACCTTGTTGATTGGTTTCTCTTCGGCGAGCCGGTAAAACGGACGCGGAAGTTCCGCCTCGTCCGTGGCCGTGATCTCCTCACCGTTATACCATACGGTACAGGGCCGCTGGTACTGGGCATACTCGTGGTAAAGATCCACGCCGATGCTTTCGCTCTCCCGGATGAAGATACGGTCTCTGTCGTCTTTGAGGTACTTTCCGAATTTGTAGTTCAAATACCACTCGAAGTAGATGACCTGCGAGGTCATGCGCGCCTCGATATGCCGTTCCCGTGCAAACGTACGGAACCGTTCGTTCAGGCTTTGCAAGGGATAGAGGCAGCTCTGCACGAAGAGGATGAACCGCCGTCCCGACAGGTAGTGCGGCACGAGCCGGTTCACCGAACGGTCTATGGGCAGCTTATATCTCATGGTTTTCGACTTTGAGCGTGATGGCTTCCCGGAAGGTCGGCAGTTCCGACTCCTCGTCCTTGCGCGAGGACTCTTTCAGGTAGCCCGAGGCGGTGTATGTCATGCGGCCGACACGTTGCAGGGGCTGGATTTGCCCGTCCGTATCGTGGCAAGCAATAAACACGCCCTGCTCGGGGATTGCCGTCTCGTCGATATAGACGTCTGTAACGTGTTCGGCACGGCGTATGGCATCCGTCAGGCGGGAGACATAGACCGCAGCGTCGAAGTCGATGCCCATAATGTAGTCCCGGATACGGGTCTCGATGCTGTCGTACATCTCCGCCTCGGGAACGGCACCATCGTAGAAGACCGTAAGACGCGGCACCAGCACGTCGCCTTTGGTCGAGATGACCTCGATGCGTGTGCCGGCGAATTTCAGCTTGCCGATATAGGCATTGATGGGCACCAGCTCCTCGGCGGGAATAGCTTCCAGATGTCCTTTCGTGCCGGTAGCGATTTTCAGTACCAGCTTGCTGTCGAGGTTGCTGTCGTCCGTGCTCTCCACATAGGAGACCTGCGTAATGATGCGTTTGGTCTCATCGACCTGGGCATACCCGAAAGCCAGTCCGTCCTCGCGGACGGTCAGCTCGTCGCCCTGCTGGTATTGCAGCAGCGCATTGGCGTAGTAGTCCGGCGTGCCGTTGATCCGGTTGTTGATGGCTTCCGAGATATCCACCGCGAAGACATCAAGCAGCGTCTCGAAACTGTAGATGACAGCGGCTACGGTCCATAGGATACCGTTCATGACAGACAGCTTCGAGTCGCTGGCGAACTCCGTCAGTTCCAGCCGCCGGTTGCGTTCCTGCACGGCTTCATTGTATATCTCCTTAATCGTCCGGCTCATTCCACTGTATAGGTTATATCGTCGATAATGAATTTCCACGCGCCACCCTCATTCCAGGCCTCCTCGTGCAGGATGACCCATACGGCTTCCATGCCCGAGGCGATACGGTAGCGCCCCGTTTCGGTATCCCGGTCCGGCTCCCGATAGGTTCCCGTCGGGGCTGTAGGTAAAATGACCGTGCAATTCCGTCGGTCGCCGTAATGTTCCACAAGGGTTGTCAGGTAATGATCTATGACTGTCGGTTTCAGTCGGGCGGCGGAGAGGTCGAGTGTCATCAGTTCCCGGCATTCGGCAAGCGGTGCAAGATCGGCCAACGCGCAATTCGACAGGTTCAGGCTGTAGGTTCCGGAAAGCAGCCGCAGGCTCTCCAAGGAGAGTGTGGCGTGCGTGAGCGTCAGCTCCTCCACCGGCAGTGTCTGCACCAGTACCAACGACCGCGGTTTGAGCCCGCTCCAGTCGATACTCCGGAAGCAGGCATCGGTAAACCAACGGATACGACGCCTGTCCCTGACTTTGTTGTCGAAGGTATGGGTGAGCAGCTGCGGCGTGTCCGCGAGGAGGACGGTCTCGGTGTCGCTGTTGTCGCCCCAGTCGATTTCCAGCTGTCCCGCACCGGAAACGGCACACTGCACGGTGATGATCCCGGCAGCGAGCGTGAGGACGACAGCAAGCGGCAAGGTGAACGTTTTGGGATAGACATGCCGTTCACCGTTAGCGGGGACGATGCCGTGCAACCCGTTATAGGCGACTACATCGGCGCGGATAACGAAATCGTCCGTGTAGACAAGTTCCCGGCCGGCAGTCAATGTCGTGGCGAAGGAGAGATCGGGGTTGTTGATGAGCAAATCCACGACTCCCTCGATGCTGCCGTACAGGTACAGGGCCACATCGTAGATATTCTGTCCGGCTACGACCCTGTACTTACCCATCGTTCTCCTCCTTTTCCTCGGTTTCTAAAAGCAGCTCTCCCGTGGCAGAATCCATATAGGCATTCTTGATGACGACCTTGTCCGACAGGAATTCCGACTGCAGTTTGGCGGCAAGACCGTTGTTTTCCAGACTCGAATGCAGGTAGTCGACGAGGCCGACACCTGTCGTAGAATGTTGGTAGAGATTTCCGGCTGAAGCTTTCAGCAGAAACGTCTCGTTCTGGGCTTTGGCGGCTCCTATTTCGAAGTCGGTCTCTGAGCCGCTGTACACGGCAAGGTAACCGTCCCGTGACAGCAGGTTGTAGACTCCCTTCTCATTGAGGGAGAAAAATGCGGCCAGGGCGATATCGGCCGTGCCGGCTTCCGTCTCCGCCACGACGGGAAACCAATGTTTGCCCGTCGCAGGATTTCTCAGGTACTCCGTGCCGCCCGAACCGCTTTCCATAACCAGACGGACCGTCAGGCGGCGCATGTCGGGCGTATAGGGAATCCTGACATGGAACCCTTTGCCGTCGTTATACGTGTACACGAAGCCGACGGGGACGGTAATCTCTCCGTAGCGGAAGGTGTCGTTGTCCGCACCCGCGACGGCATCGAGCAGGCGGAAGTCGTAGAAACTCTTGCCGGCGATATTGCCGGAAGTCTCCACCTCACCGTATTCGGCGTCCATTGTTATGTCCTGTCTTGCCATGAACGATACTTCAACAAAAAGCCCGACCATACATCAGAGTACGACCGGGCACTCTTTTCAAAAGAGTAGCGGCAGAAAGAAAGGATGGTTTACTTCTCCTGAATGAAATCGTAGATGCGCGACACGGTAGCCCACATATCGTCCGGAAGCTCCTCGTCCGAGATGCGTTCGCAGGCTTTCCGGAGATACTCCATCTCGTCCCCCGAGAACTCCACGGCAAGCGGTTTCTCCTTCTCCACATCCCATTCGATGCGCTTGTCCTCGGCATTCTCGTGAAGACCGATGGCTTTGCGCTCCTCGTCCGGAATGGCGATCTTGCGCAGAATCTCTTTTTTGAGGTTGAAGTCCTTGAAGTTGCCCCGTGCCGGCAAAAAGGACGGCAGGTAAAGGCGGTCTTTGACTGACAGTTCCATATTATTTATGCATTTTGTACGTTACTCTTTTTTATTTCGTCGATCATGGTATCGAAATCATGAAACAGGGGTGCAAGCGGCTCTCCCATAGGAATGTTGCATGAAATAACGCCTTGTTCCATGTAGATGATACCTATCTGCGGAGCGTTCCCCGAGCCATCCGTATCCTTCTTGCGGATGGAGGCGTGGACGCGGGTCAGCGCGTCATTGACGATGGAATATTCCAACTGGTAGTCGGCATTCTCCGTGCTCTCTTCGGCAACCTTGGTTACCGTTACGTTGGTGATGTTCATAATTCGCTTCTGTTTTTATTAAGTGTAGGGATATTCCCAGCAGAAAAGTTTTTAATAAGAGTGATTTAATATCTGGTAATGGAACGAGGGGTAATTGGCGCACAATACCGTAATGGAGTCTCCCTTGGCTAACGTGTAACTGGCAAGATCCCCGTTGTGGTTACGGATATTGGTGAATACAAGGCTATTCCCCCAGTTGTAGTTGTAAATTAGGGTAAATATGCAGGCGAAGTCCGACGGCAGAGTCGAGTAACCGAACATGGTGGCCACGGACGATGCCGACGGCAGGGTCACGCTGTACTTCTGGTTGGCATAAACGAAAAAGATGTTGAACTGCGAGAAATCGATCGTGTAACCGCTGCCTGTGAAATAGACATTCTTGATCTTGTTGCCGATGCAGGCAGGGGCTATAACAGAGGCATTGGACCATATTCCGTAGTTACGGTTACCGTTTTTGACATCGATATAAAGCCCGTAGTTGTTATTAAAGATGCTGTTCACCTTGTTGTTCACAATACGTCCGGTGGCACATGATCCGCCGGCGGATGCCGGTATGGTGTTGCTGCCGAACAGGACATACGAAATGGTGTCCCCCACGCGGAACAGGTCGTCGTAGATGGCAAGGCCGCCGCCTGAGCCGGTTCCTGTCGCCGTCGAGCCGATGCGCCCCTGACCGATGACGAATCCCCCGATGGTGCCGGCATTGGCGTTGATGGTGCCCGTCATCGTGACATTTCCCGAGGCGTCCCATTTGATATTCTGGTTGGCCAGATAACCCGATCCGTCATTGGCAAAGGAGATTTTCCCGCACCCGAACGTGGCGGAACCGTCCGTGTTCAGCGCCCAATAGTTTACTCCGGTGGAAGGGTTGTCGTGGTAAATATATCCTGAAGCCCCCATAACGATGCGGTGCCCCGAGGCCGGAGCCGAAGCGGTCAGGGCGCTTGTTCCGAGAATCCAGCCGCCGATCTTGCCGCTCACGGCCGTGATACCGTTCCTGTCCAGCGTGACCTTTACGCTATTGTTCGCATCCTTGACGGAGATGCTGCCGTTATAGCTGCTCCCTCCGACAGTCAGGGCGGAATCCACGATAATCTGGTTGGCGCGTACGGTTCCCGTGTAAATGCCGTTGGCATCGATGGTGGTCGTGTATTTCTCCGTGGAGGTAAGGTCGAAGACCGTGGCATAGGCCACATACCAGATGACAGGCGTATCGGAAGTCCCCTGCGTGCCGTCCACGTAGAAGAAATGGGTGCTGGAAAAATCGGCGGTGCCGCACACGACCTTGTAGACGTATTCTTTCCAGTCGCCCGTGCCGGCGTTCGACGTAAGCCACCGGTGCGAACCTCCCGTGCCGACGCTGTTCGTCGCCCAACAGAGATTTCTGCCGGCGGGGATCTTGGCGATAATGCGGGCGACGAGCACCTTGCGGTAACCGCATTTCGCCCCGAAATAGAAGCCTCCGTTGCGAGGGCTGGCACTGCCGCTGGTCTGGATTTTCAGGACATACTTGCTGTCATTGGGTGCCGTGGCATCCTGCTGCCGGGTAACGGTCACCATACCGTTCTGGGAGTTGTTGTAAACCACGACACCGTTGTTTCCGTTCCAGAAAGTCGGGTCGCGGTAGAGCATCTTCCCGAACGCCATGGCCGAAGCGAGTTCCTGCGCCGTCGTGATGCCCGTAGTCCACTGGGCGGATACGGATGCGGCAAAGGTAACCGTGCCGGCGGCATTCCATGAGATATTACCCGAGGCTATGTGCCCAGACCCGTCGTTGTTCAGACTCCATTTCGTGGAGTTGGCGATAGATCCGTCGCTGCCCAGCGAGATGTTGTTTTTCCAGATATGGTTGTGGTCGAAGGCCCACCCCGCGATACGGTTGTATACCTCCTTGCTGCCGCTTTTGGTATAGTTCACCGAGAGGCAGAAGTATTCCAGATTGTCCCATGACATCATCTGAAGACCTATGAATCCGGTCTTGACACTGTTGCCGGATGCCGCCACCTGCCCGAGGACGATATGCCCTGCATTGCTGCTCTGATACCACGTAAGGCATATACCCAGCGGCTTGTAGGCTCCCGTGTACCAGTAACCGCTGCCCGTGGAGGCGGAACGGATTTGCAACGGGATGGCACCCACAGCTCCGACGTTCCCTATGGTCATGTTGTCACTGCCGATGGAGAAACCGCCGATCTTGCCCTTCGTGAACGTGCAGCTGAGACCGTTGATGTAATCGGTATTGATAATGGACGACTTGATACCCACGGCATCGAGTTTCGAGGCGCTGATGCTGCCCGCGGCGATACGGTCTGCCGAAAGTGTTCCCGTCTTGATACTGCCGGCATCGATCGCCACGGCGTTGACCTGCGCCGCGGTAAGGGTGCCCGTGTAAATCCCTGTCGAGCCGATATAGGTCAGCGGGTGCGCCGCAAGCGTGCTGTCCGTGCTTTGCGCCAGAGCAATGAACCGATGGCGGCGGATCTCCTCCTCGACGGCAGCCGTGAGGGTGCGCGGCGCGGGGGCATAGGCTTGTGTGGAACCGCTCTGGAAGATAAGGTCGTTGCCGTAAGCGATTTGCGGAGCTGCCGGAATCGGCGAAGGACTATAACTGCTGCTCTCTATCGGCTGGTCGGAGTAGAGGTGGTACACGGCACCCGTATCGCCGCCGCCACGCAGGAAGACGGCGAACATGCAGTAGTTGCCGCACAGCTGCGCCCCGGCGAACATCCGGCAGTAGGTCTCGGAAAGGTCATAGATATCCCATGAATAGGCAATGCCACCCCAACCGCCGAAGTTGGTTTTGATAAGTACGATCAGACCTCCTTTGTGCGTGGATGTGTTCCACGAGACCGGAGCCTGCTCGGCATATCCCCGACGGACGAGAATGGTACGTTTGATGTTCTGGTCGCCACCTTTGAAAACGACTGGATAATAGGTCGCTTCGTCGCCGTTGATGATGAGTTTCTTGTAATATCGATAGCCGAAGTTCGTAACCTTGGCCGCTTCGATGTCGTTCTTCCATTGCAGCGATACGGAAGCCCCGAACGTAACGTTCCCGGCAGTGTCCCATGCAATGTTGCCCGAGGCGATCTGCCCCGAACCGTCGTTGTTCAGTTTCCATTTCGTGGAGTTGATGATCGAGCCGTCGCTGCCCAGCGACACGTTGCCCTTGCGAATGGAAGTCGTGTCGATCGTCCAGCCGGCTATGCTGTTGCTCGAACCCAGCTGTGCCACGCAGTACCCTGCACTGTCCGTGGTATAGAGCCCGAAGTCCGTGTCGCTGTTGTAGTAGAGCTGCACCCGCTGCCCGCTAGCGACACCCGAATTGGCCCCGTACACCGCGATGCGTCTGTTGCCGCTGTCTATCGAGATATGCGTGGCAGTGAGGGCCGAAGCCCCGATCATCCAGCCGCCGATTTTTCCTTTGGTGAAGGTACAGCTCAGGCCGTTGATATAGTCCGTGTTGATGATGGAGGACCTGATGCTGGCGGCATCGAGCTTCGAGGCCGCTATACTGCCTGCCGCTATGCGGTCGGCGGAGATGGTTCCTGCGGTAATCTGCGAGGCGGTGATACTGCCGGTATAGATTCCGTCGGCCGTGATCTTCGTCAGCTTGGGATAGCCGCTGCCGCCCAAAGCCGTGGTGAGGGAGCCGATAGGTGCCGTCCACAAGGCACTGACCGTCGAGGCGAACGTGACGTTGCCCGAAGCGTCCCACGCGATGTTGCCGCCCGCGACCGCTCCGGCTCCCGAGGCATCCAGCCGCCATTTATAGCCCCGGATACCGTTCGAGCCGAGCGTAATGCTACCTGCGGCAGAGGTGCAGCTCCCCACAGTGTTGTTCTTCGTACCCCGGTAAAGGGAGTCGGCATCCACCGTCCAGCCGCCGATTTTCCCTTTTGTAACGTTCAAGGTCAGAGCTTCGATGTTTCCGGCGGTAATCAAGGAGGCTTTCAACGCCGCCGTGTCGATGCGTGCCGCAGCGATAATCCCCGATGTGATCTGGGAAGCACTGATGGAAATCGTCTTAATCGTATCGGCCGAGAGTGTTCCGGTAAAGACGCCGTCCTTGTCGATGTAGGTCGCACCGACCCAGTTCAGACTCACTCCGCTGCCGAACTCGACCTTGCCTGTCGTGGCGTTATACCTGACATACTGGTCGCCATAACCCAACTGGGCGTTACCGCCGTTATCTACATAGAAGGTTTTGTAGCCATCCCTAAATCCATAGATGCCGTTTACCGCCTCTGCGGCGATCGTTCCCGAGGAGGTCTTCGTATTGAGTGTAAACGAGCCTATGGCTATCCCGGAGACGGTGCCGTCGCTGTTTTTCGTGCCCGCAAAGAGTTTGGGGGTGATGACCGTGTTGCCGTTGATGAGCGTCTTACCCGTATTCCACTCCTTGACCCAGTCGAGCATGTCGGCATCGACCCCGTCCTTGCCCGGGATACCCGCCTTGGCTTTCGACCAGACGAACGACAGATGATAGACAATACCGGAAATTGTCACGGGAATATCTATTGTTCCGTGGTCGGCGAGGGTCGTCGTACCGGCGGTGATAACGTAGGTTAAGGTCTTCGTGCCGTTATTGACGGTAACGGATGAGAATCCCGCCGGCTTACCCACCGCACCGATGGTAAAGGCCGTGAGTTCCTCGTCCCCGCACATCACCCGTACGGTCGAGGTGAGAGTGACGGACGAGAGAATCTTCCCCGTGTCATCCGCGGGGAACACGTATTCACCCAAAGACTGGGTTATGGTATACCCGTCCTTCTGGACATAGATGGTCGCCTGTCCCCGGGCGATGAGAATCTTTGCCAT